GACCCCCTCCGCCGGTATTATTTAACCCCCTGTAAATCAGGGGGTTAAGTTTTTAGGAAGGCGGAAAGTAACCACATTGAAACCACTTCGTTGCGACCGATCTTTCGACGTAATCGAGGTAATTTGACCGGACGATCGACTCGCTATTGCCCATCTCCAAAGCGACTTGCGCGGCGGATTTCACGACCGCGCAGCGATAACTTCCGTAGCTGTGCCGCAGCCCGTTCTTGACCCACTTGACCCCCTTGCGCTTCACGCGCTTGGCAAGATTGTCGATCCGCAACCCCTGCGGGCAAACGTGATCCTCCGAGGCGAAGTCCGCTTTGCGGAGCCAAGTCATCAAGGCGGGATGGATCGGGACGAGTCGCCTGCGGCCCGTGTTCTTCGCGTTCTCCGGTAGAACCTCGATCAACTTTTTGCCGAGTTTCACTTCGCGCCACAGCAACCTTTCCGTCTCGCAAGTGCGCAGCCCCGCCAACCCGCAGATTGCCAGCGGGAGCCGCCATTCCGGGGCAACGGCAGCAAGCAGGGCGCGAAACTCGGACGGGGAGTAAATCGCAGGACGCTTTTTCGGGACGGGCAAGGCATGAGTGCGCTGCGGGGCGGTCATGTTGTCGGGGAGGTAAGACTGCTTCCTTGCCCATACGAAGAAACTGACCAGCGTTGCCCGCACGTTGTTGTAGCGACGAGGCCCGACCCCCAAGGAATCGAGATGCGCTTTGACTTGCGCGGCGGCGACATCGGCAATCGGGCCGGGGTGCTTGGCGGTAAAGTGGGCAAGGTCGCCTTCGATGATGCGGGTCTGAACCTTCCGCTCGATGAGGTGACGCACATAAATACGTGCGGCCTCGGCGGTCGCGGGGCTTTCGGCGCGCTGGCCTTTCCACGCAAGGAACTCGGAGAGTAGGGCGGGGTCGAGATTACCTAACTGGCTGCGCCCGTCTCGCAAGAGGGCGAGTTGTTCGCGGGCCTTGGCCTTGGCCTTGGTCAAATCCTTTGCCGCGCAAAGAATCCTTTTGCCCGCCCGTCTTGTGTGCCAGCGCCAACGACCATCTCCCGGAGATTGCCACAGGCGGCAGGACAGCCCGCCGAGTCGAACAACCTCATTGGCTTTCATGCGTTAATGCGGGGGGGGGGGTAAATACAATGATATTCTTGCAGGAATCGGTAATTGACGTTACGGGTATCGTTTGGCGGATTCTGCCGCTCGCGCAGTTGGCTTTGGTTCAATCACCTCATAAGTCACGTGCTGGCGCACCATCACGCCCCCGGTCACGGCGCGCTCAATGACGGCGTGCATCCATTCCCCCGCTTTTAGCCCCTGCGCCTTCGCGGCACGATCCACGGCGTCCTTCAATGCCGGGGTTGCCCGGAAGGCCAGATGAGTCGTCTTTTTTCGCACGGGGTAAATATACACCCGTTTGAAAAAAAAGTAAAAAAAGATGAAAAAAAGTATTTACATGAGGTTTAACCTCGGGTAAAACCTTGGGCAAATCAACGGCATCCCACCATGCCCCGTAAGCCCACAAAACGAGTATTCATCGGTATTAGCGGACTTTCCGCAGATACGCACATTGCCCTACGCAAACGCGCGCAGAGCAACAATCGCAGCGTCAGCGGAGAGATCCGCACAATTATCGAAGACGCCCTTGCCGAACTTTCGCCCTGCTTTTCCTCGCAGCACGGCGCAGCGCAAACAGACGAGGAATGAACACAGAACAAACCCACTAATGGACTACATCAACATTATCCTCGGCTCGCTGGCGGCAATCAGCGTGGTCGGATTGGCTTGGCTCGGCGGTTACGAGCTTGGTCAAGCAAACGGAATCAGCGCGGAACGCGAACTCGCGGATCGTCGCATCAATGGCCTGCTCGCGAAGGAAAACAAACGCAAACCTCGCGCGCGGAAGAAGGTCAAATGAGCAACGACCCGCGACTCGGCGTTATTCAAGACTACGCGGGCGAGCGCCCGTGCAATGAACCGATGATCCTTGGCCGCTTGCTCGACAAGTTGGCCGAGGGTCGTGGGCTTTCATTGCTTACGCGTATCCGCAAAACGCTGGCCGAACTTAACCGGAAGCTAACGCGATGACACCGACACCCCCCGACAACGCAATCGGCGCAATGGCAGTGTTAACCGCTATCGCCATCCTCCTTGTCTTGGTCGCGGATTACGTGGCGAACCTACTGCGATGAAACCTTTCCTCGGCAAAGTTCGCCCAAAGGGATGGGGCAAGGGCGCGCCGAAAGGCAACGCTCGCGCCACGGGTCGCAAGACCTCACGCCCATTTGCTACTCGTCACGACCGAGGCGAGGAAGTGCCGCCGCCCGTTACCCGCAGAGGCAAGCGGGATTACCTGTATGCCAACTGCGTTGTCCTCGCGGCGGCAATATTTGCGGAGCCTTGGGCGAAGCAATGGGCAGAAGACCTACTGCCGGGCGCGCGCAGGCTGGACGGGAGGAACGTCAAATGAGCAGCGAAATGGAAATGGAGGACTTTTACCTCGACGTTCGACGCAAGCTGGCCGTGGTCGAGGAGCAGAACCAGCTTTTGCGCGAGCAGAATAGCCGACTGACGCTGGCGCTCGATGATGCGCTTGCCATCGTGCGCACCTATCGCGCGGAACGCAGGGCAGACATTGCAGAAGGGGAGGCGCACGAACTATGAGCGGGAGGAATGAAATCGTTTTGGGGGCGATCTCGTTTTCACCCGCTCATGCTCCCGAAATCATCGACCGCATGGCCGAGAGCATTGTCGATTTGCTCGTCAAGCTGACCGAGGTCGAAGCGGAGCGGGACTTTTACAAAGCGGCGGCGGGAAAGCTCGCCAAGGGGAGGCGGAAGCAATGAGCCGCGCACAACGCGACAAGGGAAAGCGCGGTGAACGTCTTTGGCGCGACGAGCTTCGCGGACACGGCTTTGTTGCTGAACGCGCAGGCTACAAGCAAGCGCACCTTGGCGGCGGCGGGGCCGATGTCGAGGACAACAGCGGATGGTGGCCCGAAGTAAAATTTGTTGAGAGCTTGAACGTCCGCAAAGCCTACGAGCAGGCCGAGAAGGCTTGCCCGATTGGCGTCCCGCCTTACGTGGCGCACAAGACATCCGCAAAGCCTTGGCTGGCGACTCTTGCGGGATCGGACTTTCTGCGCGTCTTGGCCGAACTGCGCGACTTGCGGGAGAAACTTTTGCAGTTGGAGAAACGACTAAAGGAGGTCGCGGACTCAACCGCTTAACCCAAACAAAGACGCGCCGGGGCGGCAACCCCGACGCGCGATTTGCACACATGAACACAGAACAAGCATCCAATGAAGTGCGAGGCGTAGGTAAATCCATCGCCGCCGCATTTGTCAAGGCGCAGGCCGATTTTGGCCCCGCCTTAAAGACCAACACCAACCCGCATTTCAAAAGCAAATACGCGGGATTGGACGCCTGCGTCGAGGCGGTCATCGACGCGCTTCACAAACACGGAATCGCGCTTCTTCAGCGGACGCACATCTGCGAGAGCGGCGTGACCGTCGAGACGATCCTCATTCACACCAGCGGCGAGACGTTGAGCGGCGGATTGCTCCACGTTCCGGCCAGCAAGAATGACCCGCAAGGTTACGGGAGCGCGCTGACCTACGCGCGCCGTTACTCGCTCATGGCGACTTGCGGTATCGCTGCCGAAGACGATGACGGCAACGCGGCAAGCAAGCCCGTCACTTACGAAGCCCCACGCAAGCCCACACCGCGCACGACCGATCTTCCGCCGAAAGCGGCGAAAGCAAAACCCGAAGTGCAGCCGTCACCGGAGGACGATGACGATTTGCCCTTCTAAACACGAACACAGAACACAGAACACCCATGCAAAAAATACTATTCAAGATCAACCTCAAGAAGTTGGAGAAAGCCGAGTTGTATGTCGGCCAGCAAGGAACCTACCTCGACGGCATCCTCATCCCGAACAAGGGCGAGAGCAAATATGGCGATGACGGGTTCATCGTGCAGAGCATCAAAAAGGAGCGCAGGGACAAGGGCGAGCGCGGCCCTATCGTTGGCAACTGGCGCTTTCTCGCGGGCGACAACGACAACAACACACCGGAGGCCGGGGTCGAAAGCGATCCGTTCTGACCTATGGGATTTATCCGAATCGTAGGCCGGAAACGGCAAGACGGCGACACATGGTTCCCGTGCGACTATTGCAGCGGGGCCGGAATCGACATGAGCCGGGACAATGAGCCGACCGAGCGCGGTCATTTGAATGGCGAGACGCCGAGCATGGCCTATCGCGGCTACATCCCGACGAACACGTGTGAAGTGTGCGGCGGGGAGGGTGGGGCATGGTTGCCGAAGGCGCGCAACGTCACGCCGCCCTGCCCGATTATCTTCCACCCCGATTATCCGGGCTTTTCACACCCGCTTTGGCGGGCGTGGGTGGATCGTGAATGGGGCGAAGACAAACCGGAATGGAGCGACTTCAAATCCGCACCGGAAAAATGGGGGGTAGCCGTATGACCGCCGCCGAACGTCGAGCCTGTGACGGCCTCGCCCCGGAGGATGACGCGCCGATTGCCTCGCACATGGATTGGCTCAAGGAGCATTGCGAGCGGTTGGCGTGGGAACTGGAATCGACCAGCCGCGCGCTGATCGAGGCAACCGAAAAGCTCCGGGCAGGAGGTAGGGAATCATGACATGGCAACCCGAACTGACGTTTGCGCCCGCCGAGACGCACAAACGCCCGACACAGGCGGGCCGCATCCTGCGTTTCTTGCAGGAGGGTCACCGACTTACCCCACTCGACGCGCTGGAGCTATTCGGATGCTTCCGTCTGGCTGCGCGCGTCCATGAGTTGCGGCGGGAGGGTTGGGCAATCGTAGAGCGCACGGTCGAGACGGCCAGCGGGAAACGCATCGCGGAGTATTCGCTATGATTTACCTCAACCTTAAAACCTCCACCCTGCGCGCCCCCGAATACATCGGCAGCGAGCCTACGCAGCGCGGCACATGGCTTAACCTCATGTGCTATTGCTGCGAGCAGGAAAACGGCGGAGTGATCGACGGCTGCGCGGCGTGGAAGGATCGCCAATGGCAACAGACCGCCGGGGTCACACTGGCCGAAGTCCGCGAGGAGTGCGACCTGTGGAAATGGGACGGCGAAGCCCTTGTCGTGACGTTCTACCCGTCCGACAAGGAGGCCGAGGTTCAGTCCCGCCGCGAGGCTGGTCGATTGGGCGGAAAACGGTCGGGAAAAGCCCGCCGTCGAAGCAAAAACGAAGCACACCTTCAAGCAAACGGCGAAGCACCCCTTGAAGGAGTGCTTGAAGCACACCTTGAACGGAAAGGAAAGGAAAGGAAAGTAAAGGAAAAGGAAGTTGGGCGAAGTGTCGCGGAGGTATCCGCGACCAACGACACGGATTGGTTGAAGGAATTGTCCGACAATCCTGCCTATCGCGGCATCAACATCGAAGCCGAGCTTGGCAAGATGACGGCATGGTGTTCCGCCAACGGAAAGCAACGCACCCGCCGCCGATTTGTGAACTGGCTCAACCGCGCCGATCGTCCGATCAACGCAAGCGGCCAGAAAATCAACGGCACGGCAAAGCCTAAGTCCGATACTCCTTGGGAGATCAAACAGCGTCTGGAGGCCATCACGCGCGAAATAGAGGGCATCCGGGCGGACAGACGCAACCGGATTCCCAAGGCCGACACGCCGTGGGAAAGCACAATGGCACCGGAGGCGGTCGAGCGGGTCAAGGCGTTGAAGGCAACAGCGCAAGAGTTGAACCGCAAACTTGCGCTTTCGGAAAGGGAGGCGGCATGACCCTTCGCCCCTTTCGCCTCACGACCTTGCTGGAGGCCGCAAAGGTGGCCGAGCTTCGCTGGCTGGAGGCGCGGGCCATCGGGATGAACTCGGCCACGACCTACCATTCCGACTACTGCGAGATCATGGGCAGGGACATTACGGGCATCCTTGGCGAGATGGTCGTGGGGCGGAAGTTCGATAAGACCTACCTCCCGGCGATTAACACGTTTCACGGCAAGGCCGATGTCGGGGAGGACATCGAAGTAAGGGCGACCGAGCACCTTAACGGCTCGCTGATCATCCGCGACAATGACGATCCGGCGCGGCGGTATGTGCTGGTCGTTGTTGACCCGATGCGGGGCTTTGCCGTGCGGGGGTGGATATACGGCTACGAAGCGACGAAAGACGAATGGCACAAGAGGGGCGAGGGACGGCCCGCTTGGTGGTATCGGGGGCCGCTAAAACCTTGGGACACGCTGACGCTGGAGAGGCCGAAGGATGCGGCGATGCAACCGGAGTATGCGTGGTGAGCAAGACGCTGATGGAATGGATCAAAGCCAATGACCTTGACGCCCGCCTCGTCATGAACGCACTGCAAGATCACGGCAAATGCTCCGACCTGTGCGTTGGGGTCGAGGACGTAGCCAACGGGGGCGAGTGCCTGCGGTGGTTGTTGGGGCGGGATGTGAGGGAATACCGGGGGGCGGGGAAATGAATCCGCTTATCGCACCGCCGCAAACGCCGTTCACGTTCCTGTCGCTCGGCGCGGGCGTGCAAAGCAGCACCTTGGCGCTTATGGCGGCACACGGCGAGGTCACGCCGATGCCCAATGCCGCGATCTTTGCAGACACGCAAGCCGAACCCGCAAGCGTCTATCGCTGGCTGGATTGGCTGGAAGCACAGCTTCCGTTCCCGGTGCATCGTGTGACGCGCGGCAGCCTGACAGAAGAAAGCCTCATCATCCGCGAGCGCAAAGACAAAACAGGTCATTGGAGCAAAAGCCTTGTCCCGGCGTTTATCGAAAACAAAGACGGAACGAGGGGAATCATGGGGCGGCAATGCACCTACTCCTACAAGGTCGAACAGCTTGAGCGAGCGGCCCGCCGACTTGGGGAAGTAAAGCGAGGGCAAAAAGAAGTTACAGTCACGCAATGGATCGGCATTTCTTGGGACGAGATTCAACGCATCAAGCCGTCACGGGTAGCATGGTCGCAGCATCGCTGGCCCTTGGTTGAGCTTCGCATGGGCAGGCGCGATTGCTTGCGCTGGATGGAAGAGCGCGGATACCCAAAGCCGCCACGCTCGGCTTGCGTCTATTGCCCATTTCATTCCGACAAAGAATGGCGGCGACTGAAGGACGAAGAACCAGAGGAGTTCGCCCGCGCCGTAAAGTTTGAGAAAGACATTCAAGAGGTCAAAGCCAAGACCGAACGAATGCGAGGCGTGCCGTTTCTTCATCCGAGCCTTGTGCCGCTGGATCAAGTGGATTTCCGCACCGATATCGAGCGCGGCCAGTTGTCCCTCTGGCTTGAGGAGCAGTCTTTCGGCAACGAGTGCGAAGGAATGTGCGGCGTATGAGGGAGGCATACAGGCAGAGCGGACATAAGTATCTCGGCAGGAATGTCGGGCGGGGCGGAAGGCAATACAGCAAGATCGTGAAGGCGCTGCGGGGTATGGCGACCTTTAGATTGCTGGACGAGGTAGCGCGGGAGGATGCGAGGCGCAGGAGGGAGAGGGAGCGCGAGGCGAGCGTAACGTGTTGAGCGGCAGCGAGTAGGAAACCTTCCCCCAAAAAGTTAAGGGGGTTGCGCGCGACTCTCGTCATTTTCTTAAGTGTCCCCTAATCGACGCAAAGGGGGACAGGTTGACAGGCGCGGGGGACAAGATGACTGTCCGCGCCCTCGCCGCAGCCTTGGGAATGTCCCCGAACGGGGCGCACAAGTGCATTCAGCGCGGGATGCCTACTGATTCCGTCGAAGCCGCCGAGTCGTGGCGCAGGCGCAACGGGAGGAGCAAGCTAACCAGCCCCGCAAAAGCCATTGCCGCAACCGCAATCGTCGGAGCCATCACCGCCCCGGCGCAGCCGCCCGAAGTTATCGACGCGATGAACCGCCGCGCGGAGGAAGCCATCGAAGAACCCGTCAAGACCTTCACCGATACCGACAGTTGCCGCGAGGCGCTTAACGAGCAACGCCAGCTACGCAAGCACGCTGCCGCGCAAGTCGCCCGCCTGCATCATTCCGGGGACATCGAAGCATCCCGCCGCTGGTCACAGACGCATCAGCAATACTCGGCCAAGCAACTTACCTACGAACGGCAATGGCGCGATCTCCTTGAGCGCGACCGTCGCACCATTCAGATCGAAGACGCTGACCGCACCTTCCGCGCCGTCCTGCAAGACGTTCGCACCCTTGCCGCCTCCATGCCTGCGGCCCTCGCCGCCAAGGTCAACCCGCAAGACCCCGTCCTCGCGCAGAAGCTCTTGGAGGAGTGGCGCGATAAGACCCTCTTCAAAGCCATTTATGAAAACCGTAACACTGCCACTTGATAAACTCATCGCCTACGCAGGCAACCCGCGAAAGAACGATCACGCCGTCGAGGCCGTAGCCTCTGCGATCAAACGCTTCGGCTTCCGCGTCCCGGTCTTGGCAAAGTCTGACGGCTCGCTTATCGACGGGCATCTGCGCGTCAAAGCCGCAAAGCATCTCGGCATGGATGAAGTCCCGGTGGTGCTGTGCGATGACTTGAGCGAGGCCGACATTAAGGCGCTGCGGATTAGCATTAACCGCATGGCGGAATTAGCCGAGTGGGACACCGAGCTATTGAGCGCGGAGCTTGAGGGATTGGCGGCGGAAGGGATCACGCTGGAGGATGTGGGCTTTGATTTAGACGCACTCAGCAATCTTGGGGCGCTACTGCCCGGACAAGAGCAAGAGCCGACCAAAGGATCAACGCAGGAAATCGACGTTGAAGGATTTGAGATGGAGCACAAGTGCCCGCGTTGCGGCTTTGAGTTTAACGGGAAACCGGAATGAAAAAGCCAGCCTGCGCCTGGAGCCTGGCAGACCTCGAAGCCGTTCCGAAAAACGGCATCAAAGTCATGTCTACGTTTGCTTGCGGCGGCGGGTCAACAATGGGCTACAAGCGGGCAGGCTGCGAAGTCATCGCCGCTAACGACATCGACCCGCAAATGGCGTGGCACTACCAGCACAACCTTAAGCCCAAACATTATTTCCTGTGCCCGATCCGCGACTTGCTGACAGCCAATCTCCCGCCCGAATTGTTTGAGCTGGATATTTTGGACGGCTCGCCGCCGTGCTCAACTTTCAGCATGGCGGGCAGCAGGGAAAAAGCATGGGGAAAGAAAAAACATTTCCGTGAAGGACAGGCAGAGCAAGTGCTGTCCGATTTGTTCTTTGACTACCTTGATCTTGTCTCGCATCTCAAGCCGAAGGTTGCCATAGCCGAAAACGTTAAGGGCATGATCCTTGGCAATGCCAAGGGCTACACCAAACTTGTGATGCAAAGATTTCGGGAGATTGGCTACCGACCGCAATTATTTCTCATCAATGCCGCTGATTGTGGCGTGCCGCAGCGCCGCGAGCGCGTTTTCTTCTGTGCTCTCCGCAACGACATTCAAAAGCCGATGCTGAAGCTGGCGCCGAAGCACAGATGGCTTTCGGTCGGTGCAGCCACACTGGACGTGCAAGTATTAACAACTTCCGAACAACACGAAACTCGCCCGACGCCATTTGATCTGAAGTGGTGGCCGTTAACGTCATGTGGCAGCGACTATGGATCAGCCGCTCTAAAAACAATAGGAAAGCCGACGGGTTTCAGCACTAAAAAATTAAAGAACAACATCACTGGCAATACGCTACCCGCAACAGATTGTATCCGCCATTGGTCGGAATGCCGGTCTTTAACGTTCCGTGAATGGAAACGTCTCGGCAGCTTTCCCGATGACTACCAGGCTAAGTCCGACAAGATCGGAAAATACATGATCGGCATGAGTGTTCCGCCAAAGATGACGGAAGTTGTTGCTCGCGCCGTTGTTGAGCAATGGCTGCAATGACTCTTACCGCCCAACTTGACCGCAACCTCCGCGATGTCTTCGCTCCTATCGACAACCGCGAAGTCTGGGAGTGGGCCGAGGATGAGATTGTCCTAACCCGCCGCCAGACCGAAACGCCGGGGCCGTATTCAACCTTGCTCACGCCTTACGTCCGCGAGCCGCTTAATGCCTTTGCCGATCCTGCCGTCACCGACCTTTGCCTGTGCTTTGGCTCGCAGACCAGCAAGACCACGGCAATGATGATCGGCACTGCGTGGCGCATGGTGAATAACCCCGTGCCGTCGATCTGGGTTATGCCTTCGGAACACTTGGCCCGCTCCTTCTCCGAGAATCGCTGGCAACCAATGGTCGATGACTGCGACAAGCTGCGCGCCCTTAAGCCGAGCAACGTGCATCGCTTTAAGACACTTGAGCAGCAATTCCGCGACTGCACGCTGACCTTCATCGGATCGAACAGCCCCGCGAACCTTGCCTCGCGCCCTGCGGGTTTGTTGGTCATGGATGAAACAGACAAATTTGCCATGCCGAGCGAGCGCGAAGCCGGGGCCGTAGCCTTGGCCGAGAACCGCACCAAGAGCTACACCAACGCTCTGCGCGTAAAGTCCTCGACCCCGACCACCCCGGAAGGAGAAATCTGGCAAGCCTTCCAGCAAGGCGACCAGCGTTTCTATTTCGTCCCGTGTCCGCATTGCAACGCGATGCAACGACTGCTCTGGGGGCAAGTAAAGTGGGACACCGCCGCGCGTGGGGAAGATGGCGCATGGAACGAGGATGCCGTGCGGGCCACCGCTTACTACGAGTGCGAAGCGTGCAAGGGTAAGATCACGGACGGACACAAGACGCGGATGCTTCGCGCCGGGGAGTGGCGCGCGACAAACCCTAACGCCGCTGCCGGAAGGCGCAGCTATCATCTCAATTCGCTCTACGCCCCGTGGCGGTCGTGCGGCTTTGGCGAGCTTGCCGTCATCTTCCTGCGGCAAAAGGCTTCGCTCCTTGGCCTGCAAGATTTCGTCAACGGCGCATTGGCCGAGCCGTGGGTCGAGGACGCCGACAAGGAGCAAGAGGTCAAGAACGCCGCCAGCGATTACCTTTCCGGCGACCGATGGGACGAGGCCGAGTTTTCCGCAATGACCGTGGACGTGCAAGACCAAGGCGGGCGACATTTCTGGTGCGTCATCCGCGATTGGTCAAAGGACGGTCGCTCGCGCGGAAGATTCGCGGGCCGCATCGAAACGTGGGATGACTTAGAAAAGCTACGCGAGGAACACGAAATCCGCCCGCCCTGCGTCTTTGTTGATAGCGCCTTCGCCTCGCGCGAAGTTTATTTCGCCTGCTGCCGCTTCGGCTATGTCGCTCTGCGCGGTAGCGACAACGAGAGTTTCACGTGGAACGATAACGGTCGCAAAGTGCAACGCGCTTACGCTCGCCCCGAGCGCGGCGATCCTGCGGGCGGGGGAAGATGGGACGCCGGGACGCTCGCGCGTCGAACGTGTCCGCTGATTAAATTTTCCGCGCCAACGTGCGAAGATATTTTAGACGCACTACGCCGCACCGATCCGGTGCGCTGGGAATTTCCCAAGGACTTCCCGCTTGATTGGCATGAGCATCTTGCCAGCACCGTGCGGAAGAAACTTCGCAACGCCGTGACGGGGAAGGTCACAACAAAATGGATCGTCGTGAAGGGGAAGCCAAATCACTTGCGCGACTGCGAGAAAATGCAGGTCGTGGCTGCGCTGTTGGCGAAGGTTTTGACCCCGCGAACAGAGAAGCCGTCCGCGCAAACCCCCTAAAATCAAGGGTTTAGGGGGGTGAAAAAAAGATGAAAAAAGGTGAATCTTTTTCTTTACAAACGCAAGCGGTTGTCTTAAATTGTCTGCGTAATGAAAACACAGAACACACAAACACAAGTCGAAACCGTCGAGTCCGTCCGCAGCCGCCAAGTCATCTGGGTTGATTGGATGCAGAAAGCGACCGCAGGACTTTCCGACGATTCCCTTGTCGAAGTCACAACGCAGCACACGCCGTTTGGCGACTACTGCCTCGGCATCAAACCCGTAGAAAAACGTCCGATCGCGGTCGGAACGTGCTACACCACCGCAGACGAAAACGGCGTCGCCGTCATCGGCGCGAAAGTCACATGGAACGATGGCGAGTCGGGCGAAATGACTTGGCCTAACACGGATGCGTTTAGCGCATTCCAAGGCCGCTACTACCGCTTCTGACCTCCCTCCCGCCCCCGCACGCCGGGGGCGGCATGGGACGCCAGACGGCGAACCACGATCAGCGGCGGCAACCGCTGAAATAAAAAGAAAGAACACAGAACAATGATAAACACACTCGAAACAGTCGGATCGCTTAACCTCGATCCCGTCACCGCCGAACACGGCGCAACAACGGTCAGCAATCGCTACGGGTTCATCTCGACCCAAACGTTGCTGGATAACCTCGCAACAGAAGGATTCACCCCGCGCGCCGTGCAGGTCGCTCGCGTGAACAAGCAGGAACGTCAAGGCTTTCAAAAGCACATCGTTCGCTTGCAGCACCGCGACATGATGCCGATGCAGCTAAATGAGTTTCGGCCCGAAATCGTGCTGGTCAATTCGCACGATGCCAGCACGAGCCTCAAACTGATGCTCGGTATGTTCCGCCTCGTTTGCACCAACGGCCTCGTCATTGGCGAGTCTGTCTTCTGCCATCGCTTCATTCACCGGGACATTAACGTCGAGAGCGTGAACACAGCGGCGGTTAGCCTTACACAAATGCTCCCGCAGCTTGAGGAGCGCGTGAGCGCAATGAAGGCCCGCACCATGACGCAAGCAGAGACGGATCGCTTCAATAAGCAAGCCGCCCTGCTTCGCTGGGACGATGAGCAGAAAGCCGCGCAAGCCGCTTGGTATCTAGGGCGTGGCCGTAGATACGAAGACGGACAAGACAACCTGTGGCACGCCTACAATCGCGTGCAGGAAAACATGATCAAAGGACGGCGCGGCAGTATCCGCCGTATCACCAGCGCGGCCAAGGATGTCGAGATCAACCGCGACCTGTGGAACCTCGCGGCGGGATTCCTCAACTAATCAAGACAGGCGGGGAGTCCGATCCTCCCTGCCGCCTTACTACAATGAACATCAACGAAATCGCCATCGCCGCCGCGCACTTTAACGCGGCCCACGACTACGATCTCCCGTCCGCTCTCAAGCTGACCGAGATCATCATCCGCCACGCGCACACCGTGCAACTGGCTCGCATCCAAGCCGCCGATCCGCAACTTGAGTTGCCTATCGACTTAGACGGGGAGGCGGCATGAAACCCGACAAGATCATTCCCTTCCCGATCAAGCCCGCCGCCCCCAAGCCCGTGCTTGACGAGGCCGAGCCGCAGAACATCATCACAGTCGAGTTCGACCGCGACGAGTATATCGTGACCGCCAGCCCTTACGCCGTATGAGCAAACAAACCGACATCAGCAAAGCCGCTGCCGCCCTCGGCAAGAGGGGCGGGCAGGCAGGCACAGGCAAGGCCAAGGCCCGCAGCAAAAAGCACTACAGCGAGGCAGGGAAGAAGTCCGGGGAGGTTCGCCGCCGAAACGCCGAGCTAAAGCGGCTCCTCGTTGAGAAGGGCGGGGTCGATAAGGCGTGGGCGAAAAAGCATCTTATCGTGGATAGCTGACCGGGGGCCATTTGACCGATTTCCGGTTTGTGGTAATCTCCGCACCCATGAGCCTACGTGCCGCCCGGAGTCGTGATAACCCACGACTCCAAACACGCTGACCCCGCTGACTATAACGAAGCATCCTGCGGCCCGGAACTGCCGCACGATACTGCGGAAGATTTATTTTTAGACGCTCGCTGTCGCGTAGCCGCTCCCGCGCAGCTTGCGTCTTTCCGCGCCCTGCTGGATTGGTGGTCGCTGGAAGTCTTCAAGGAGTTCTGGAAAGACTACGAAGCGCAGGAAGGCGGGGGCCAAGCCTCGCGCACCTTCGGGGATGAAGCGGCGATCCGCCTCCTGCAAGCGTTGACCAACTCGCAAACCCGCCAGACCGCGATGAAGGCGGAATGTTACTTGGCCGTGATCAATCGCAAACCGGAGTCACAGACCGAGATTGCCAAGAAATACGGCGTGACCAGAGCCGCCGTTTCCAAGGTCATCGTCAGCATCAAGGACGATCTCGACCTCCCCACCGCGCGGCACATGAAGTCTGACACCGCCCGCGAATCATATCGAACCCGCGCCTTGCGGGTTCACCAAATACGCAAAGAAAAATTATGCAAACAACCGAACTCCAACTCATACAACCGTCTCTCGACCTTGCGATCTGCATTGATGCAGACACTTGTGCCGCAGAGCTAAAACGCTGCGCCGACGAAGCTGATCGCTGCGCGGCCCTTGCCCAAGCCGGGGCCGAGCTTGCTATCCGTCACGCATGGAACGCGGGGGCCGTCTGCCTCAAGGCAAAGGAAGTCGTGCCGCACGGCGAGTTTCAAGAATGGCTTGAGGCTAACGCTGGTGAGCGCGGTATCCGCACTCTGCAAAAATGGATGAAGCTCGCAAAAACGAATCTGGATTCGCTTTTGAACGAGAACCCGAAGGGGCTGAATGACGCTTACCGCATCACGGGCATCCTGCCCGAAGCCGAGCCGAAAGCAGACACCGGAGAAGGCGAGAAGGAAAAGCCCCCGTTCACGCTTAACTTCAAGACGCAATACCACCACCCCTCCGAGTGGCAGCGGGACGCGGCCCGCGACTTCCTCTACGAGTTCGACCGCTTAGCGAAACTGGCAATGCAACTCAAGACGGAGTTTGGATTGTGAACGACCAACCGCGCGGGAGCATGGCAATCCCGATCTTCCTGTTTTGCTTCGCCGCTCTTGGCTTTGTCTGGTCGGTCGAGGCTACTTGTCGGGTCATCCTGCGATTGCTTGGCCTTTGACAGTTTGGCAAAAGCATGGCGCGTTCCGACTTTTACGGCTTACCAACCGCGACTCTTACCGAGTTGCGGGATGAGTATGTCGCCGCCATCAAAGCGATTGCCACCAATGGCGTTTCGTATTCCATCGGCGGGCGCAGCCTGTCCCGCGCTAATCTGAGCGAGATGCGGAACACGCTTGGCGACATTACCGCCGCTATCGACCGCGCCTCTGGTAGCCGCCGCCGCACGACCTACGCTTCCTTCGCGGGCGTCCGCTCATAATGAACTTCGTTGACCAGACCATCGCCCTGTTCAGCCCCCGCGCGGCCCTGCGCCGGGAGGTCGCACGGCAGAAGCTAACGGCCTTCTCGCGCTTCGACGCGGCCAAGATTACCCGCGCCCGCCCGCAGGCGCGTCAGAATATGCCCGCCGAGCAGATCGGGGGAACGACCGAGCGCATCCGGTTAATGAATCGCGCACGCGACTTGGACGATAACTTCTCCACCGTCCGCGCTATCCTTACCCACTTCGTCATTCACACGGCAGGCACGCTTTCCTACCAAGCCCGCACGGGCGACACGGCCATCGACCAAGACGTTGAGGCGTATCTGAATCAATGGTTCGCCAACTGCGACTTGACCGGACGCCATTCGCTCCTTTGCCTCACGCAACTCGTCTTCCGCGCTGTGCTGGTCGATGGCGATTGCGGCGTGATCCTTGTCCGCGACGGCGAAGACCTCAAACTTCAGACCGTGACCGCCGACCGGATTGGGCGCGACATTGACCTCGACCTTAACGACACGGCCTATATCGGCGGGGTGCAGATCGACCCGCGCGGGCGTCCGCTGAAATACCGCGTCTATGAGCGCGATCGCTCCGGGCGCTATCTGAACTTTGAGGAAATCGACGCGGAGAACTTCTGCCACATCGCCAACTTCACCCGCCCCGACGAATACCGGGGCCGCTCGGTTCTCGCCCCGATGCTGGATGACGCGCAGGACGTAGCCGACTTGATCGAATACGAAAAGCTGGCCGCGCGTTGGGCCTCGTCACAGGCGGGCGTGGTCAAGACTGAATACGGCGCGGACGAGGAGCTTGCTTCCGTGCTGCGCGGGGAGAAAGACCAATTCGGAAACGAGATAAAGCTGACCGCGCTGGAACCGGGGCGCATTAACTATCTGAACACGGGCGAGAGCATGGAGGTTTTCCAAAACTCTAATCGCCCCGCGCAAGCCTTCTCCAACTTTGTCCGCTACTTGGAAGACCGGATGTGCCGCGCAATGGGAACTTCGGCTCGCGTTGTCCTTGACCGCTCAAGCGCAGGCCCGGAAGCCCGCAAAGACCTTCGCCAAGCCGAGCGCACATTCGACTTCTGGCGCTATCAGTTAGAGGCGCAATTCCTCAACAAAGTTGTGCGCCTTGCCTTGATGGATGCCGCCGCCAAGCGACTGCTGCCAAACCGCCTCGAAGTCACGCTCGGTCAATGGCAATGGCCCGGATCAGTCAGCATCGACGCGGGCCGTGACGCGCGCGCCGACATCGAACTATGGCGCATGGGTCTGGCGACCGCCGCCGAACTTTACGGCGAGGCAGGACACGATTGGCAGGCCAGCATGAGGCAGCGCGCCAAAGAGGCGGCGTATATCCGCGAGCTTGCGGAAGAAATGAATGTGTCGCCTGCGGAAATCTCGGGCGGCATCGAATCCGTTGCCACCGATCCGAACCGCGCGCCCGTCGAAACTCCTGTGGACGGTTCTCCTGTTTCTGTCTTGCCGGGAGGTGGAGAAGTAACCGCCGACGAATTAACCATGAACGGCGCACAGGTTGGCGCGCTTGTGGAACTTACGCAGCTTGTCGCCAGCGGCGTTATCACGAACGAAGTGGCAAAGTCTATTGCCCGCGCGGCCTTCCCGCTTATCACGCAAGAAGCGATTGACCACATCTTTGACGGCATCAGCGCGGGCGAATTTACGCCCGATGAAGTTAGGCAACGGACGGAAGACGTAAACTATTCGCGCAAAACTTTTGCCATCCCCAAGAAATACGCGCACATCAACTTCAAGCCGACTGCCGCGCTCGCAGTCGAGGCCAAGCGCGGTCTTGCGTGGCGAGATGAGTTTAATCGCGGAGGAACAGAAGTCGGAGTCGCCCGTGCGCGCGACTTGATGAACCGCGCCAATCTTTCACCGGATACGATCCGCCGCATGAACAGCTATTTTGCCCGTCACGAAGTCGATAAGCAGGGCGAAGGATTTAAGCCGGGGCAAGACGGTTATCCGTCCGCTGGCCGTATCGCGTGGGCCTTGTGGGGCGGCGATGCGGGCGCGTCATGGGCTGCGGCCCGCGCGGCACAGATGGATGCCGTCGATGACGCTGAAGGCTAAACTTTAACGGGGGCGATTGCTTCGACCGACTCTGCGGAGTCTGGCACGGGGGTGAAAGCCCCCCGCCTCCACCTTTTGACAGATTGCGTCTTGCATGACCAAGACCGACTTCGCTGTTCTGCAAGGACAGATCGACGCGCAGGCTGCAACCATTTCCGACGTTAGCGTCATTACGGTTGGCGAAGCCAAAGGCCACGGACTGCAAATCGACGCGCAGACGTTGGTTGAAGTGAAAGCCGCCGCCGAGACTTACGCGGGCGGGCTGAAGGTGAAGACGGATCACTACACCGGATTCAACGAAATCGTTGGCACGCTGAAGAACTTCCGCATCGACGGCGATCAGCTACGCGCCGACTTGTTCCTTCTCAAGAATCACGATGCGACCGCTCGCATCTTGGAGATGGCCGAACTCATGCCCGACACCTTTGGTCTTTCGATTAGCTTTACGGGCGAGCATGAGGAGAGCGACAACGATGTGATCTATGCGCGTTGCGCGGAAATCTATTCCGCCGATTTAGTCGATGCGCCTGCCGCTAATCCCACGGGCCTGTTTAGCGCCAAGGTTGACAGCGAGAAAAAGGCTATGGACGAAAAGCAAATCGCTGACGCTATCGCCGCCGCTCTGGCTCCGGTGATCGAAGAAATGGCCGCAATGCAGGCCAAGCTCGCCGCTCTTGAAGTGAACGAGGAAAAGGAAATGACCGAGGATAAGCCCGAGGAAATGACCGAAGACAAAGCGATGGCTGAACACGACGACATGAGCGCGAAGCTCGCCGCTGAAGTCTCCGAACTGAAAGCCCTCGTCGCCAATTTTGGCGCGAAGCCCGTGGCCGTTGCGGTTCCCGTCGAGGCCAAGACCGAAGAGGTCAAAGAGCCGACCAACTTCTCCGAAGCCCTTGAAGTCGTGAAGGCCGAAGGT